CTTAAAAAAAGAGAATTGTTGTTTTCGCACAATAGATATGATAAATTAATAGTTAGAATGATAACGACACAATATACAAGGAAGGTAACTTTGATGTATGTTGCAAAAAGTTTTTAGATTTAGTGGCCCTTGCAAAAACATTATAATTTATTAACAGTCGTTATCGTTCTTTTTAAGCCACTCCGTCAACTGACAGCATCTTTTCTAACTTATTCAAATACCATTGAGCTTTCCTGATATCTTCGATACCATTCTTTTCACGATGTCTGGCCAGATATTTCCATATCTGACCTTTCAAATACCCAATAAACTCATCCTTTGTTAATTGAGATTCAATCGCATCGATTGTTTCAATAGTTTTATTTTTATAATAGTTAGGATTAATTTTATCACTCATTTTGCTTCTCCCCAATTATTACCAATAGCGACGTCGACTTTAGACGGAACGCTCATCTCTATTGTATTCTCCATAATATCAATGATTTTCTTTTGTGTTTCTGGATCATCTTTAAGGCTTATTGCTAATTCATCGTGAATTTGAATCATTGGAGTAATACCTTCTTTGTCCAAATCAATCATTGCTTTCTTTGTTTGATCAGCAGCTGATCCTTGAATTAATCGATTTAAAGCTTTATAGGTCCCTGATCTTTTTAAAGGAGTGTATTCACCATACTCTTCTTTCGCTCTATCCAAAGGATACGCTTTATAAGACCCAAATGCTTTAGGTTCCCATAATTCAAAACGACATCTTCGACCTAAGAAAGTTTTAACAGCGCCTCTTTTATTCGCATGATCGGAAACTGCGTCAGCTAACTGTCGAACAAAAGGAACTCTTTCATTATATTGTTTAATCAAAGACTTTCCTTCTTCTGGATCAATCCCTAATTGATCGGATAGTTTGCCTACACCCATACCGTAAAATAGCCCTAAATTTATGGTTTTAGCGCTCTTACGAGGTATATTTCCAATCTCAGCCATGATTGTGTGGAAGTCTGTTTCTTTGTCTTCGTTATAAGCTTTGACAATCTTTTCAGCACCTTCAAGCTTCACGATGTTCGCATAGTGGCTCACGAGTCGTGGCTCTTGCTGAGAGTAGTCGAAAGAACCCCACTTCTCTCCCTCTTCAGGTAAGAACAATCCTCGAACCAAAGAACCGATTTTAATGTCGGACTCAGCGTCATCTTTAGCAGGAATTTGCTGAAGGTTAGGATTAGAATAACTAAATCGACCTGTCAGCGTACCACCATTTTCTGTTCGTAACTGATTAATATTCGCATGAATTCTTCCGTTATGCTGATACTTTTCAATCGTATGGAGGAACGTGGTCCGTGCCTTGTTGAAGTTTCTGGCCTGAACAATTGCTTTAGGAACAGGATGAGGATGAAACTCTAAAAAGCTTTTAGTAAAACTAGGATTACCTTTATCTGTTTTTGGATAATCAATTTTACATTGATCAAAGACCGTCGCAATAGAACGAGCAGCCCAAATATCACACTTTAAATTAGTTTCTTTAAAAACAAAATCTAACAGTTCATTTTCTTTTTTAATAAAAGATTTCTCTGCTTTCTTTAATTTTTCTAAATCAACTCTCACGCCTTTCTTTCTCATCTTCATGAGAATAGGAATTAAGTCTGTTTCTAAATCAAAAACAGTTTGTAAGTCTTGTTGAGTGATTTCAGGTTTTAATCGGTCCCATAGTTTTAAACAAAGAACAGCATCTTGTTCAGCATACTCACCTACATATTGAGAAGGTATTTTAAACATCTCACTTTTAGGATTAACACCCCATTGAGCAGCAGTTTCATTTAACAGAAATTCATTTTTACTTTCAGCTAAATATTCTTTTGCCACTGCGTTCAGTGAATAGCTATATTTATTTTCATTAATCAAAGGAGCCGCGATCATCGTATCAATAATACGACCATTCCACTTAACACCTTCAGCTTCTAACCAACCAAAGTCATAGGTGGCGTTATGGGCTATTTTCTCTCCTTCTCCAGAGAGCATTTCATTTAGCCAGTCAAACACGACTCGTGGATCGTGGTTAAATCCTGTTTCATGTCGAATAGGATAATATCCTTTCCAACCGTCGACAGCGATTGCCACACCAATAATTTCTCCGTCATTGGTCGCCCACCCTGGACCTTTATCCATGATGTTCGGATCTTTTGTTTCTAAGTCAATTGCAATTTTATCTGCATCTTTAATGTTTGGGAAATCCATTGGTGGAACCCATTCTGATTTAGGTTTAAACATACCTATTTGTTTACTCATATTCTATATGCCTCTCTAGACTGTGGTGTTATAATGTAAAGGTTTTCTTTAGCCCTTGAAAACGCTACATAGAAAAGTCTATGCTCATTAACAGGATTAACCCTGTATTCCTCATAAGCCATTTTTCCTATATCTAAAGACACAACAACATTATCTGCTTCACCACCTTTTTGTTGATGAATAGTCGATAAGGTTACACGTGGCTCTAGAGCTAAGTTCTCACCCCTTGTTTCTAAGTTTTCTAAATACGCTTTAGTTTCAGTATTGATTGTCGTCATTACTTCTGCCCAAGGCGTACCAAACTCAGCTAGTAATCCGAAATCATCTTTTAAATTATTAAAAGATAACTTCTTATCTGGAAAATTCTTTCGTTGTTCTGCAATAAGCTTTTTATTACCTCGAGCAACAAATTCTTTTCCCAAACACTTGTAAAGGTTTTCGATCAAACGAATAGGAACTTCATTAGTCTCCGACCTCATTAAATCTTTCCAAGTTAAAATCGCATTTCTTTCTTTAGTACCGATTGAATAACGATATTTACTGTCTTTCAGTTTAACTCGAAAAAAGATATTTTTCTTTCTCATCACTTCTTCCATGTCATCACGAATTGTTCTTGTACGACCCATTAACAACCAAGAACCTTCATCCATATTTAAATGAAACATTCCTCGAATAAATTCAACGGAACCGTCTCGATTAGCAGGAGACCATTTAATATCTCTACTGGATGCAATTTGTTCTTCGACTCGATTAACAATCTCCCAAACTTTTCTAGGAACTCTTTTTGATTCATCTAAAACAATTAGGTTTTTAGCTTCTTCTTTCACTTGAAGAGCTCTGGATACATCTGCGTCTGCCCAAGTATAGATTGCTTGATTAGGGTCCATAGCAACATAAGATTTTTCAGAATTACTCCAAATCTTTTCTGCCATTTTCCATTGAATCGTCGACATATCTTGTGACTCATCAAAGAACACTACTTTAAAAGATTTAAAAAAACTTCCATTCACGTAGTTCGTAATTAAATCTGTAAAATCTACTTTTGGTCCTTGATCTTTTACTAAGTATCCATTGGTCCCACTGGTAAACTGTTCATAACCAACAGATTTATATTCTTTTAATCCTTTATCGATATACTCTAATTTATGCCAAATAATATCTTTAGCAAACATAGCCCAACAATCACGTAAAGGAATATCTCTTCTTTTTGCTTTTTCTATGAGATCAATGTATTTGTCATCATAATTGTTGAAAAATATGTCATCATCGTTACTAACGTTAATATTAATCCTAAGTTCATTTGATATGTTTCTCCAATCGTTGTTACTCATTATATGCTCTCTTGTAAGACCCATTTGTCTTAGAGCAAAAGAGTGTAGGGTGCTAAAGTTTTCTAACTGACTAGATGCAATTTTAAACTTCTCAGAAGCTCTTTGTTTAGCTTCATCGACAGCTTTATTTGAAAAAGAAAAGAAAGCTATCTCATCAATCGAAACATCATTAGCTAAGTGTTCTTCTATTTTATCTAAAATAAAAGTCGTTTTACCTGTCCCTGGAGGACCGATAACAACCGTAGGGTGTTTTCTATCCAATAAATTCATGTGCGTAACAAACCCTTTCTTTATGTTTTTCTCTTAGTTCTTGAGAGTATCCACCAAAGTTAGACTTCTTTTGTCCTGTGGCTATTCTGGTTAACTCTTTTTCATAATCATCTTTTCGATTTTGTTTATTATGAGTCGTCGGTCTCCACTTTTCAGGGTGCGCTTCTCGATATTCACCAAAACGAGGATGTGCTGTTTTGGAAAAGAATCGATGACCGAGGACCGTGAATTGCTTTGCCACTGCTTCCGACAAACGAACTCCTAAACCTAAACCTTGAAAATCAGGAAGTATCACTGTTCGATGTTCCCTCCATGCTTTTTCTTTGATTGTTCCTGAGGGAAAAAAGATAACTGATGAAAATCCGACTGGGGTTCCGTTCCATGTTGCGATCCAACATCGTGTAGCTGTACTGATGTTTCCTGTGAGATAGTGATGCTCAGCGAAGTATGACCAAATTTTGTGGGAACAAGGAAAGACTTCCAAAACAATCTTGGGTCGCCTAAGAGACCCCCTTGATACCACCTTACTAGAGTTTGTATCAAACACCCAGTCAGGTTGTAACCAGTCAATGATATCATAATGACATGATGCAAAGACAACGTTTTTAATATCTTTATTTCGAATAAACTTTTGCAAAGCATTCGAACAAGATTTTGCTACATTACGATCTACCACACTGGTGAATTCATCAATGACTGCATTATCTTTTATTCTTCTCGCTAAGTCCGATCGAAATCTTTCTCCTGTACTAAGAACGTGATACGGTCTCATCCAAGAGGGAATAGAATTAAATCCAACAGAAGATAATCTATCTTGAGCTTCTTCTGGTGTATCAAAGTGAGAGCAAACAGCTTTGTTTGAATCCCATTGAATATTTTCTTCTTCTCCAAATTCTTTTAATAAACTTGATTTACCACTTCCTGAAGCTCCCACAATTAAACCAATATTAAATCCTTCTTTTGGTTTTTGAAACTCTGGTAGAGTAAATTCTGTTTGACCGTCGAATTGATAGTCAAACATTCTACTAATCTCATTAGTAATGTGATCAGTTTGTACTTGTGACGTTAGTTTTTTCAAAACGGTATTTCCTCCTCTTTTATTTCTTTTTTCATATCAGGAACTTCTAGTTCGATGTCTTCTATGGTTAATTGTTTAATCTTCCATAGTCTCATTCTAGTGTTCTTGACTGTTCTAATTAAGTCTTGTGCTTCATATTCTTCTTTTAATCTCATTGTCACCCACGGTCTTGACTCTTTGAAATCATTTCTTTTTAAATGATCCATTAAATCTTTGAGAGCAAAATAAGTAAATCCTTCTTCTGTATAAGATTTACCTAAGAATATATCTGCTATTGTTAAAGCTTCGCCTTGATGTAGACAAAACTCTTCTAACAATTCTTTAAACTCACCTTTCTTGGTTACTTCCTCAGGTGGATAATCGATAGAAATAGACTCAAACAATTCGCTATAAGTTTGATTCCATTCTGCTGAACTCATGTTCATAATGCCTTTGTTTAATTGTTCTAAACAAGCTTGAATGATTTTTTTATGAGTCATCAAATCTTCCGTATTGGATATCTCAATTCTTCGATCATCGACATTTAAGAAATATCTAGGTGGATCCGACTTATAAACTTTTAAATCCGAATACACTGGATGATCTCGATCACCTTCACTTCCAATACCAAACTTTCTTTTTTTGCAAAGTCTCTTGTTACATAAAGACTCGATTGGTGGTTGAGAACAACGATACATATATTTAGGAGCACCCTCATTATCGCTTTGACTAACTTGTTTAATGACGACTAAAACTTCGTCCGACTTCAAAGGAGGGTTAATATAATTCCTATTATAATCTTCAATTAATTCTTTATAATTATCTGGATCTGCTTTACGATAGTAAACGCCTACGTTGAACAGAGCGTTATTACGTGATCCGTCAGAAACACCCTGTTCAGTTAGTATTTGTAGGCATGGAGGTCCGTCTTTAATAACCTCGTTCTTGAAATCGGTTTTAATCGATTTGAGAGCACCAACAACGAGGCTATCGTGGTGAGATAAAAACTCTTCTAATGTTAATCCTTTACCATTTTCATCAAGCGCATATCGACTTCTTCCATGGTAAGGTAAATTAATCCAACTTCCTGTATCTCTTTTTTCTTCTCCTTCTCTTTGATACAGTTCTATTTGTTTCGGAAAGACTTCAGCTTTCGGATAACCTAACGCTGTTGCCATTTCACTTAACTTAGTTTGCATATCTTTCGCTGAAACATATTGTTTCGTAAATAAATATAAATGTGCACCACCACTTTTGGAGAGACACGTAATTAAAGGAAACTTTTTTTGTTTAATTTGTTTTAATAAAGCTTTGTGATCTAACGGATAGACATCAATATCAATAGCTCCAAACTTACATTGATCATCATCGTTGATCGGTACGATACCCATGGCAGGATATTCACCTTTAAGGTGTCGTTCAAATTTTTCTATGGACGGTGCTTCGTGGACCGTCATCATGTGAGCTTCTACTTTTTTACCTTCTTGAGGCTCGTTCTTTTTTTCAAAGACACCATGAGCTCTCTCTAGCCCTGTAAAGATATCTTTAAATCTTTTTACTAATTCTATTTCCATATTAACCTCTCAAATTAATAGCTTCCTCCTTTTTAGTTTGGTTGGGGCATGGTCCGAAAGGAGGCTCGAAAAAACCACACCCCAACCTATTAAGAGTGAAGCGGAGGGTAACCACTCTTAATTTTTTGTGGGCTATTAATTAGAATGGTATATCGTCACCATTCTGCGAGGCATTCCCTTGTGGGGAAACTTTTGTATCATCCTGTGTAGGAGTGACCTCGATATCACCACTGTGTATAGATTTTTCGAATTGAGTCGCATCTTCAATGATCGCCTCGACATTTTTCAGTCCTAATTCGTCAATCCATTTATTCTCAGTGATAACCCAACCATGCCAAGAACCTTTGGCGTTCTTTTCTTTAACCGTTGATAGCGTATAAGAACGAGCAAAATCTTTAGGTTGATATATCTCGTCACCCTCAACACGTCTCTGATTAGACATTAAAGAGTTCCATGTCCTAGATTTTTTTAACTGTGTTGATTTCATTTTGATAATCGCTTTACTCCAAGCACCACCGTCTTCGAGTACGATTACATAATGCTCAGCAGTATTTTCAATATAGGTATCAGGTTTTCCTATGAAACGCTCTTTGTTATCATCACCTCGAACAACTTGTCCGTCCATTTGTAATTTCTGGAATTGTTCAGGAGTATAAATGTTAACTGGAGCTCCAGAACCTTCACCACGTTCTGCC